GCAAAAGTGAGACGGAGCTTTACAGCGTCCGATTGAAGTGCATCGAGAGGAAGAAAGGTGCCGGCATCTCCACAGCTGAACCAAAAGGGGAGGGGAGTTGTGGCCTGGATCACAGTATCTCGGCCAAAGAGACCCGGATGAAAGTTGCTGGAATCTCTCGGAAGGAGTTTATCCATTAAGGAAACTTTTTCCAGAGGTGTATAGAACTCATCTAGGATTTCCAGAAGTTGTCCGTCGATTCGTTCTACCCGAGTTCCCCCTATTTCAAGAGTGGCTTCTTGGAGAAGTGCATGGCCCACGGAGTTTGTCCAGCCGAATGTGGGGCCGGCGAACACTTTTCCATTGTCGCTGCACCACTTCTTTGCTGCGAGTTGTGGTGTAGAAATATCCGGCATCGTTGTAACAAGATATAAACGAGACAAGAGGTGCCCCTTGTTCGGGATAGTTATTGTCGCCGTTGTACCAAGTGTCGGACGAGTATCAAAATCTAGACGAACCCATTGAGTAGTGAAGCGCCCTGCGCGCACAAAGGCCTTCACAAAGAACCCTATATTCGGTTTTCCCTTTTGACAAATGAATTTGGAATCCTGTAGGCCCCCGTAGACGACTCGTAAGAGTGCAGCTACCATCTTATTTACAATGAGAATCGTCTTCTTAGACCAGTATAAAAATGGAAAGGCTCAATGATAGAAAGGCTCAAAGTTTCGCACAACCTTGTTCGGTTGTAGGCTCAAAGTTTCGCACAACCTTATTCGGTTGTAGGCTCAAAGTTTCGCACAACCTTGTTCGGTTGTAGGCTCAAAGTTTCGCACAACCTTATAGGATGGATACCATACATCAAATATGGATAGGAGATAATCCCTTGCCAACAGACTGGGTTGATACTGTAAAAGTGTTCGCATCAGAGTATGCGTACAAATATAAGCTCTGGACAGATGCTTCAGTAAAAGATCTCGAAATGGATGATATTCCTGGGCTGAAGGCCCTCTATGCATCTTTTTCAAAAGAGCTTGCGGGCCGTGCAGATATTTTGCGCCTTCTGATTCTGTATAAGTTCGGAGGAGTCTATATTGATGCAGACACCGTTGTTATGAAGCCAGAAAAGTTTCATACTTTCTTGGAAAAGAATACGAAGGGAGTGTTTTTCGGATGGGAGAATCTGACAGCTGCTCGCACACGAAAGTTGGGTATAGGAAAGGTTAATCGTCTTATTGCAAATGGTATTATTGGGGCTGAAAAAGGGCACCCCTTTCTAAAGGCCTTGCTTGAAGGGATTGTCGAGAATTCTAAGAACGTGTCCGGAAAGAGGGAAGCATGGAAATTAGTCGGCCCTCTCTATGTCACAAAGATGTATATGTCTTTGAAGAATGATTTCCCAGATGTCCATATATTTCCTATGAAATATTTTTACCCTCGGTCATGGGTCGGAATCACCGATGCAGAACTTCATAAAAAAGTGAAGATTCCTGGGGAAAGTATGCTCTTTCAATACGGATATTCGACGAATAAGTTTGATAAGATTTTTGCTAAAAAAAATAGGAATCGCAAGAGAAATGCGGCTACACGGAAGCGCTAGAAGTAGTCACTGTGCGACCAGGGATGCTGCATACTCATTGGCGTACCGGTTAGCTTAAGATACGCTGCAAATCCGGCCAAGGCAAGGCCGCCCAATAGAAGTATAGAAGCTATAGTATCTGTTCCCATTCCTCCATCTGCACCTCCATCCTTCTCGTCGTCACTCTCAACTGTATGTGTATTTGTATGTGTATGTGTATCTGTTTCTGTTTCTGTTTCTGTGTCCGTATCAACCTCATTTACTGCAGGAAGTTGCGGCTTTGTATCATTATCAGGGGCATCCATTGTTGCAATAGACGATGTGGGAGATAAAGGCGTAGACCTAACTGATGGCTGTGTCGTAAACTCTCCAGAAATGTCCTCATAATCTGCCAGAGTGATATTAGGAGAAACAGTACTATCAGACATGATTGTAGTACGAACATTTGGACGGCAAGCCGCGTCAATTTTTAATCCTCAAACATGGGGTTCGCCAGGCCATTCTCGAATCGCATCCAGTTCAGACCAATACAGAACACTTTCACTTCCCATAAATCTCCTCCAGGAGGCTTCACATCTAAAACAAGACGTAGAGAGTTCACGCGACTCGCATTTAGCGATCCGCTCGGCTGATGCTCTCCTGGAGAAGCCGCGAACGAATATCCATAGATAAACTTTGAAAATGCCGCATATCCTCCCCTATGAGCGTATGCAGCCTGTTCTCTATAAAACTGTTCCTCCGCATCGCATATAACGGTTCCATTCACTTGTAAAATGGCATTTTGTAAGAGGGGTGTTGGGGCCCTGGTCCCCCATTCCGTTTCAATAAGACTACTGTAGTTAGTCCATTCATTATTGACGGAGACACCCTTGCGCCGCACAAACCAGAGAATCTCTTCAATAGGATGATTTGCCTCTAAAGGAAGTTGGATACGAATGATATCAGAATCTGCCCGCTTTCCGAGAGCATATTTCATAGGCTCATCAAAAGAGAATGTCTGGACTTGCCGATGAAGAATCTCGAACGGGTCTCTTAACATCTTTTTGCGAAGTGCGCCGTCTACGATTGCACCATAGACGAGAAGCTGGACGGATTTAAAAGGGGGCGCGGTGATGCTCCAGTCACCTACTTTGGATTCCCACGACGTGCTTCCATAGGTAAAGTCCTCCGTTGGTGCGCCTATAAAGGGGGTATTGGCTCTCCACGCCTGCGGCTCATCGTCCCAATAATACCAGTTAGTCCCAACTGGATGAGCAATATTGAAGGGGGGATTCGAAGGTGTCCAAAAACCAGGCGTTGGGGGATGTGTTGCAGTCCACTTATAAGAGCTCGCAATGCTGAAAGAGATCGCAGGCGGTGGAGTAACCCAGTTCCCTTGCAGTGTATCCGCAGTAAAGTTCCAGTTATAGGTGTTACCATCACTTAAAACAATCGTGAAACTGAACTGCGGCGGCACATCCCAGAATCCAGATTGTAGCGTTGAATCGTATCTCCAGTTCGATCCACCTGGTTCAAATACCAAAGGGGTCGGGGGCGGAATAGAGTCACATGTATCGCGGAAGCCGCGCAGCTGTCGCACACACTCCGAAAAAGGTCTCAGCGTAATATGGATTTTCACATATCCCTCTCGTATCGCAATCATTGGGAGGGCCTCTTTCAGACGCGTCCGCATGAAAAAGAAGGGGAGAATACAGTTCAGATTTCCATTCTCTACTGGATACATCGTAGGACGACGAGTAAGGTCAGTTAGTCGTTTTATGGATACCTGGCCCAGATGATCATACGCAATCCCCACCTGCGTATTGAAATCAGGGAAAAGCGCCGAGAATACATGAATAAAATCTCCATCAATCGTTTCAATCGTTTTGCCGTCTATTTCAAGTTCTGCTTGCTGAATAATCGATGTTCCCAGACTATTTGCATATTCCCAGACTGTAGGCAGCTGTGTAGCCCTATACGCGAGTTTTTCGGCATCATACATATTACGTGTCTGCATATCAATCCAATGGTCCAGTTGAATTTGCAGAACAGTTCCCAAAAGAAGGTCTCCAACAACAATCGATCCAAGATCGAAAGTAAAGCGTTGTCCGAAAGCGCCAGGACCTCGCAACGCTATTTCTTGAAGCACAGGAGTGCATGGGAGAATCCTGCGCTCGGTGTCACGCGCAAACCACGTGGTTTCTGTCCGAAGAGGAAAGAGGTCGTTTTCTTGCTGGTCCCGATTCACCAGATCCAAAAGAGTTGTAATAGGGCCATTCGCCCTCGGTTCATCATTTATTGATGCCGAATATGTTATTGCATCAATATCTGTAGATTTTTGAACCCGTTTTGTCTCATCCGTTGTAGTAACCGTATTCACATTCGATTCAGCACTCACTGACACCGGTTTTAGTTTCTGCAGGGCATTTTTCACCAGCTCTTCTGTAACACCTTTGTTATCAAAATGAAGAAGAAATACATTCTGGTCATTTGGATCTCCAGTACCAGGAGATACGGGTGTTATTGTAAAGCCTCCCAAACTATTTCCGAGTACACTATCTATCTTTTTATCTGTCACAGGAGGTGCTGCAGTAACATGTATCAGACCAGCATCATGTGGAGGAGGTGGAAATGTAACTCTGAATATTTTGTCGGTAAACATCCAATCTGTTGTAATAGCACGCGATCCAAAACTCCCTGAACCAGATGAAGA